TTAACTAAATAAAAACAACAAAAATATAAATAAGTCATCACTTTGTAGTACAGTATTTTCGCTAAAAAATAACACATACAAAGGATATAAGTTCCACTGTTCTACTTGTATAAGTGACATTATATTACTGATCATTCCATACTTTTCTGTATTTATTTGCATTATAATAATCTACAATTTTTTGAGTTATTCTAAAACTTGTAATACCTTCTGCCTTGTTACCATTTTTGCCTAGCCCACTATAAACTTTTATTTTTTCATTAAAAGGGTAGTCTTGTGATTGTTTATTTTTCTTTCCACTAAGTAATGTCATATTTTCAAGAGTATTTAAATATCTTAGCATTTCAAATAGTTTTATTGCAAAACTTTCATCATATCTTCCTCATCTTCTACGTACCAACTCGCCATAATTTCTTGTGCTCTTGATATAATAGTATTTTTTAAAATATTATCATAATTTGAATCATCATTACTTTCTTCTGGATATATTTCAAGCTCATTTAATTTTTTGATAACTCTTTCCATGGAACCCGACTCATCACTAAAAAATTCACTTCCCCACTATTCCAGTTAAATACATTTATGTATATTTATCCACATTTCAACCTTTTAATTATTCCAAACATAGCTTCCACAGGATTAGTTTGAACAAAATAAATAGTATTAGCTAAAATAATATCACTATCTACTTTATATATAGTACTAACGTCTCCTGGTAGAGCTTTTTCCATGGCAGTTTTTATACTACAATTTACAGCTCTACTATCTTCAATAAAATAATACAGAAGGTCATAAAAGATATGCTTTGCCCAAACTTTTATTGTCTTAATTTCTTTACTTATCTTTTCCACTCTATAAATTCTAAAAAGCTTTCCATATGCTTTGATTATGTTCCACTCTTCTAGGTACTTTGCTTTTCTTCCCTTAGCTGAATATTCAAGCTCTAACTCATAATCTCCATTAAGCTCTTCTGTAATAAAGCAGATTATAACTTCATCTAGAACTCCTAAACCATTAGTTTCAAAGTTTCCTTTGGTGGTTTTCTTATCGTATATGCATATCAATCTATCACCTCCCCGCCTAACTAATTTGGGGTAAAAAAATAGCCTACTATAAATATAATAAGCTATCTTTGCATTAATTAAGTTATTTTATTCTAGAAATATTGTTCTAGCTCTTCTATTGAATTCAATTCAAATATATCTGTTGCAATTAACTCTATTGTTTCTTTTGGAAGTGCTTTTATTCTTTCCTTATATCCATTAGGTAATTTTTTAAACTTTTTCATTAGCTGTTTAATCAAAAGCTCAGCTTTTCCTTCATCTTTACCTTTTTCAATTCCTCCTTTACTTTTTCCAAATCTTTTCCGCTTAAAAATTTATTTGCAAAAGCATACAGTATTGATTTCACGTCATATTTATAGTGATTATTTATGTCTTTTACTATGTGTATAGCATTAATTATTTTATCAGCTATTCCTATCTTTCCAGCCATAATAGGAGTAAACGTTAAAGATATTATATCTTGTTTTGTAATCTCAATTCCAGATTTTATTTTTTCTACAATATTATTATATATCTTATCTCCATCTCTACTTGCCATAGATATTGTATTAACCTTAAATTCACTTATTCCAGTTTCTAAAGTATTTCATCTAGAACTGCTTCTGTACCTACCTCATCTGCTCCTATAATGCTTGATGCATTAAAAATACTACCCCGTACATACCAATTAATATCAAACCTTGGTACCTTCGGTGGCATTAAACTAAACTCTCCTATTAGACTAAAGTAAGGAAGCTTTATTTTAGATATTCTTATCTCAGAGGTATTCTAAGATTCTTAAAGAAACTCTATATAGAATTTAAGGCTTTCTTAACTATATTTTTCTTTCAATTCATTGGTTTTGTTATAGTTGTTTTTATACCATTATAAACTGAAATAGTAACACTTTTAATGGTGTTTCCTAACTCCATATCAAGAAACATATACCATTTTTATCATTTTCTAATCCCATCTACACCAATACCTATAGCTGTGTTTCTGTACAATTAAAAAAACTCTTGCTTTTTCAAGCCCTGATTCCTTAGTTGCCCATTAAAATAAAGTCTTGCTTTTTGGGTAAGTGAAAAGCTCACAGTCAAAGCCTGTGAGCCGTAAAGTGAAAACTTTATTTTAATTGAGTCAAATCTTTTTTATAAAAAGCAGAAGTTTATTGTTTAGTTACACTTACTTGCTTAAGCGAACCACAGTTTCCACATGTGGCGTTTAGACCAAGTAAAGCTTGTATCAACGTTTTATTAATTATAATATCTCTTTTAAACATTCATTTCTAAAAGCTTAAAAGAAACTTAATTATTATAACATATCTACCTAGATTTTATCAACGTATTGTAATTCGTAGTCATTAGTAGTAAATTAGTAGTAATTTATTGATTACTACTAATAAATTTATATATACAATTAAATGTACTATTATTCTTAAATTATTATATTAAAGCTCTAATACTTCACCCCAATTTTCTGGAAAACCTATAAGTGTTAAATTGATAACATCTTCATATTGTTCAATTAAAGATTCTAATCCAATTTTAAATGTTAACCATTCTTCCGAATTCACTGTAAGTTCTTTTATAGCTAATATACATACAAATAATCTTTTAGAATCTAATTTAAACTTCTTATATTTATTATGTATTTTAGGACTAATTTTAAGTTTTTTATTGTATAACCTTCCATAATGAGCACAAATATTTCTTATATGCGATAAACTTTCAATCCAACTCTCCAATAATATATGAGTAGTATTAAATGCAGATCTTGATATCTTCTTCTTATCTTCCGTCTTAAGATTTGAATACATCTTAGATATCATTCCAAACGATAATATTTCAACTATAACCCATAAAGGGAAATGACCATCATATTTATTAATATGATGTTTAACTAAAAGTTCCTTTGAGTTTGACTTAATCTGAATTTCTATTTCATCTTTTAATCCTTTACGAGGATAACCATCTTCTGCAATATATCCTTCATAAAATTTAGGATTTTGATATACCTTTATATTTGTATGTGCTTCTGATCCATATTCAAGTGATAGTGTATATGCAATATAAGTTCTTAAAGATATTTCTATAGTTTCTAATATACCTAATAATAGATTTCTTAATTTCTTATCAAATTGATATAAGTTATACATATTATTAAACGTTATTTTACCATTATATTCATCATTTTTTTTAAACTGCAATGCATATGCTGTAAGTCTATAATAGTTAGTTTCTGCTAATATTTTAATAGCCTCTTTATCATTCTTAATTATCATATGTCTAGATTTTAATATATTTAATTGTTCTTCAAATGTTTTAGGTTCTTTAAGTTTATTTTCTTCATCCATTGTAATCTCCTGTATATAGAAAAACCACCCGGTTCGCATTATTAAGAGGCGTGGTGGATTCTAATAAATTCGTTCAAATTATTGACTCATACGGTTCGCATTGTTAAGAGGCGCTACGAGTTCTGTTAATATTATAATATACTAATCTTATATTTTTGTACACTCAATTAAAACTTGAAAAAGTTGATTTACCTTAATTTGCATTTTAATATCTTCTAATTTCTAAGTATCCCTCTATCCGATACACGTGGCAGAGTTGTTTTACTGTGTCTAATCTTATTTTATATACTCCTTATACTAAACTTTGTTTGTTTTCAGTTTTAACACTCGTCTTTAAAAGCGTGTGCGCTTTATCTTCTTCTAGTAAACTTTAGTTTTCATTAGTTTTCTAATCCATATAAAAATATATCTGTACAAAATAAACACTTGCCTATATGGCATAGTATGTTTTCAACTTTTCTCTTATTGCAAAATGACGGACTATATCCTAATAAACTACCTATTTTAGCATTACATATATTATCAAAATACTTATAACATATAATTTTCTGTTCTTCCTCTGTTATTACATTCATACTATTCTTTAACTTTTGTATTTGTACCTCAAAACTTCTTCGCTCCTTCTCTAGTAGCTTAATTTTATCCTGGATATTATCTATTTCCATTTGGTGATCTTCAATCTTTTTATCAATATTAGATATTTGATTTTTAAAATATGGAATACTCTTAATATGATTTTCTGTTTTAATAATCAATTCTTCTCTAGTCAACTTCATCACCCTCTATATACATAAATATTTATCTGCAAAACTCATAGTATCTATAGTTTTATCTATACTGCAAACACTTTCTTCCCTTTTTATAACATAAAACTCTTTAGCCTTATTTGTTCCCCACTTTGTTCTCCTTAACTTCCTATATGCTCTATCTTCAATGGTTCTTACTCTACCAACATTTATATTAAGTAATTCCCCTATATCACTTAATGACATAATATTATTTGAATCCCACCCATGCCTAAGTTTTAATATCTCCCTTTCTTCAAGGGTATTGTATTCTCTCATAACTTCCTCAATCTCTTGCCTTAACTCTTTCATGTATATTTTTTCTTCTACATTCTCATAGGAATAATCTATATCTTTAATTGTATCTATTAATTCATTTTCTTCATCTTCTCCAATATGAATATTTAAACTTGTTTCATCATTGGTATTTCTTTGATTTATATATCTGTTTATTTTAGAATATATCCAATGAATAGCATAAGTAATAAACTTGGCTTTCTTAGGATTATTTGAATCATATTTACCTGCAGCTATCACTAAACCTATCATTCCCTCTTGTTCTAAATCATCTCTATCTATTGAGTTGGTTTTTTCAACATAAAATCTATTAACTAATTTATATATAATGCCTTTATTTTGCTCTATTAAGCTATCTAAGGCTTGTTTATCTCCTTGTTGATATAATTCTACTAATTCTTCATTGGTCATGTTGTATCACCTCTTTTAAGGTATTCATTATTGATTTTCATAATAATCAACTATCTTAATTAATTCTTCAGTAGATACATCTTCAAAATTCAATTTGCTTTCCTTTGTATTATCAGCCTTAACTTTTCTAATTGCCTTTTCTATTTCTTCATCATCTGGCATATCCATACATATAATTACTGGTTCCATAGTCCCATCTCCAGCAACTATAATGTCCTCCATATTACAATTTAAACAATCCTCTATTTCCAACCCTGGTATCTCTTTTTTTATGTGACTATAAATAGGTTTCTTAGTCAAATCAATTAAAAATAACCCGTTTTTAGCTCTTATTATGAATCTTGTATACTCTTCTTTTCCTATCTTTTTTTCTAATTCTTTCTTTATGTTAATTATTCTTTTCCTTGAGATTATTGACATATTGTTCAAGCTCCTCTATTCTTTTTTCTTGCTCATCTACCCTTATGCTCTGCAATATTCCATTACATACATAGGTGAATGTACTTGCCTTTTTAGGCTCTATTTCATCATTAATTATCATATTTGCAACTTTGGCTAATGACTTTCTAACTTCTTGAGGTGTACTTAACTTCATTTTTCTTTTGGCCATAGGGTATACCCTCCCTTCAAATTCAGTAATATCAATACTTATACAGTATTTGCATAGTACATATTAAAGCGAATTTAGACTACTCCAATAAATATGTAACCTTAACATGTTAGCAAATGTTAGCATTTAATAAATAAGAGCCTTAGAGCTTATTGCTCCTTAGCTCCTAATAAACTATATTAAGTTAACTATTTCCTTTCTTAAATCTAATGCCATACTTGGAGCATTAGCCAAATTAATTAAACTAAATTCATCTGAGAATATTTCTTCCCATGTATAAAATCTCGGATTACTATTTGCAAAATATCCATCTTCTAAAAGTAACATATAGTCGGTTTTTAATGATCCGTTTAATTGACTTTCTATCATTTCAATAGCTTCTTCATTTTTAGATACATATAGCTTGTAATACTCATTTATGATATCCATATGTTGATTAACTATCTCTTTATTTTCTCTTATCATTGTAGCTATAGGTTTATTATTTTTAAATTGTTCCCATAGGTTTATATAATCCTTTTGCTCTTTGCACATGTTTAATAAATTAAAATACCTATTTTCTAATAACATCTGTTCCTGATAATTTTCTATTTCATCACTTTTTTTAGTTAATACTATACTCTTGTACTCTTGTAAATTACTTTGAGCTTGTTTCAATAATTGTGCATACTCTAACTTGCTTCTTAAAAGAGCATCTTTTTTATACTCCTTTAAATACTCATCTTTATATTTTTGAGATTCTTTTATTTGTTTATACTCTGCTATTCTCTTTTCAAGCACTCCATTAAATCCTATAAAAGGGACTGAAAATACTACACATTCACATCTAGCAAGAGCCATATTTAAATCTGTGTCAAAATCTTTATTAGCGACCTTGTTTATATCTAATACCTCATTAATTGTATTTAATTTATCTACCAACGCTTTTACGTCTAAACCTAATACCTTAGTACCTTCTACACCTTGCAAATTTAATTTCATACCATTGTTTTTATTGATTAATATATCACCCTTCATACTTCTCTCTTCCTCCCTTTTCTTCTATCATTGCTTGATATATGTAATTCAAAGCCACATTGAATCCCTTTTTAAATTCAACATTAATTGACTTGTCCTTCCACATTGCACTATTAATTTTATTAACTTGCTTATACAACTCTTCTATAGAGCTTTTTGCATTTCTCTTTGAGCTTTTCTTTCCCAGTATCTTTCTTGTGCTGCTTTGACCTTGTCTTTGTTTTTTTCTCTCCATTGTCTGTGATACTCCCTTCTTAATTTTTTTGCCTTCTGATCCACATTAATCACCATCCTAAAAATAAAAAAACACGAGAACAACCAACTGACTATATATCAGTTAGTTAAATTCCCGTGCCTATGTTTTAATAGACTTCCACGTTACCGTGGGGTACTCTTTATATTTATTTTTGTTATTATCTTTATACTTATTATATCATACAATCCCTTTATTTTGGTGTAGTTACTGCATATAATTATTTAATACCTACAATCCCCATTCATCTTTTAGCCTGTTTAAAAACTTCATGCCTTCTCCATTATCTTTTTTAATATCTGGATGAAGTTTCATAGCAGCAGCTTTATATATTATTTTTAAATAGGCTTTTTCATCATCTGTGTAGTTACTTTGCTTTATTCCTTGATAACTACTAAATGAATCATAATTGTAGTTACTTTCATAATTCTCATAATAACTACGCTCATATTCTTTTCTATTTTCATATTGAAGTTTTATATTATTTAGCATTTCTTCATTTCTCAGATTGCCAAACACATCATAGCAATAATCGTACGTATCTTGACCGTATTTGCTTTCAAAATCTTCTTTAGTCCTATTGTACTTATCAATTATTTTTTTATGCTCTTGACTTATCTTATACTCTTCTGTTTGTTGAAATTCTTTAGTTACCCTTTCTATTAAAGGCTCTAATTTTTTATATACTAATTTGTAAAATTCATCTTCACTTATATCCATTTCCTTAAGTTGATTCTGTAACTTAGATTCCATTATAAAGTCATATAAACTCCATTCTATCAATTCATAGTATCCCATTGTACAAATGGACCATTGTTTCTTTTTAACTCTACCATCTTCTCTATAGCTCTTATGAATACTTATTTTATATGCCTTTTTTATAGGTCTTTTAAATCTTTCTCCAGTATATCTAAATAAGTATTTATTAGGTTGATTATTAACAATCCAATCTGTAGTATACACTTCTAATTCCTTATATGCTCCATATGGATTAGTTTTCTTAGTTTCTATCTCTTGTATTACACAATACATATATTCCCCCTTGAAATTTCTACTCTTGAAGGTTAAACTTAAGTTGTTCAGGCTTAGTTTATTCTTCTAAGAATAGACTTTTACTTTTTAAGCTTAGGTCTACATATATTCTCTTATGTGGGCCTTTCTTATATTCTTTGCTTACTTTAACATTGGTATATTCAGCCTTTAACACTTTTATAAAAAACTCTTTTTCTTTCTCTGTCTTATACATAAATTTTAATCTACACATTACTACACCTCTTTTAAATAAGTATAATTTTCTGCTCTATATCATCATTTAGATAATTTAAATCCGTTAAACCCTTTATAACTCCTTGTTTAAACATGTATCTTTTTTCAATGGATAACATAATACTTGATGAGCTTTCCAATTCATCTAATGTATTATCAAGTTGTTTATGAAGTTCCTTTGGTATAATATCAAATAACTTTTTTCTCATTAAATCATACTTTCGGCTCCATTCTTCATAATCAGTACTTTTTATAATAGCCTCATTTCCTTGATCATCTAAATGATTATATTCAAGCTCTATTGTCTTATTAATTAGGTTTTTTACTGTTTTATTCATTTACATTTCCTCCTTTAAATTAAACACACTTTTCACATTCAAATCCATACTTATACCCATGGTCAAATAAAACACTATTTTCTGATAGCTTTGCTCCACAACTTGGACACGCACCATTCTTTTGAGCTAATTTTAATTCCTTTTGATGTTGTTTCAACCACATTTGTTCCCTCTTATTTTGGGGTGGCTGATGTCCATCTATATTTTGACTTACTATAATCTTCATAATAAACTCATCCCCTTTATGAATTAAATATTGATTTCTCGGTGATTATTTGATATTCAGTATTGTAATAAAGTTCTATTATTCCAGCCTCTCCATCACGATTTTTAGCTATTAATATTTCTAATATTCCTGGTCTTGCCCTTTCTCGCCCTTCACGTTCTGCATAATAATCATCTCTATATAAAAATACTATTTGGTCTGCATCTTGCTCTATATTTCCACTATCCCTTAAATCTGATAACATAGGCCTTTTATTGTTCCTTTGTTCACATGCCCTGTTTAACTGTGATAGTATTACAACACAAACATTTAGTTCTTTAGCTATAGCCTTCAATCCATTGCATATTTGGCCTATTTGGTCATTTCTTGATAATTTAAGATTATCGGGTTTTATCTTTCCTATATGATCCACAAATATAATATCTAATCCATATTTTATTTTTACTTTTTTAGCCTCTGCTCTTATCTCATTTATACTTAGATTAGGCTTTGTATTTATAAATATATTGTTTTTAGAGGCTATTTCACTAGATTTCCTCATAATAATTTCAAAATCTTTATCATTCACCTTACCACGTGCTAAATCCCTTGAATTTTTTAATATTTTAGGTGCCAATAATCTCATACCTAGTTTTTCTTTGCTCATTTCTAACTCAAAAAGCATTGCATTATACTGTTGCGGCAATTTGTTTATCATATTTAAAGTTAAAGCCGTCTTTCCCATACTTGGTCTTGCTGCTATTACAAATAGATCCTCTCTATTAAAACCATTGGTGGCATTGTCTAAAGAACTATATCCTGTGGTTATTCCAGGTATCACTCCACCTCTTTTATAGCCTTCTTCTATAGATATTACAGTGCTTTCCATAAGCTCTGAACTATTTACGGTATGTTCTTGTTGTTCTTCCTTGTTTATGTTTATAAATGAATTTTCTAGCTTATCTATAATTTGTTTTGTATCAGTATTATTTTCTAATGCCTCAGTTAATGCCTCTTGGCAACTTATTATAATTTGTCTTTTATCACTAAGGCTTTTAATTAACTTTATATATGTTTTATAATTTGCAGTGCTTGAAGAACATGTCATGATTTCTGATAAATACGTTACTCCTCCAATACTCTTAAGTAATTCCTTATCTATATTATTAGATAAAGTTATAACATCTAGTGGTATGTTTTTAGTATAAAGTTCTAGCATTTTACTAAATATAATTTGATTAGATTTATAGTAGAAGTCAATAGGCTTTAACATGCCTACTGTCTCTACCATTATGTCATTTCTATTAAAGATATTTGATAATAGTGTCATTTCAACTATTCTATCATTTGGCAATGGTTGATTTATCATATATTCAGCTCCTTTATCCAAATTTTTTATATCCATTCCAGCCAATATTATCATTTGAGCTATTATTTACAATTACTTTGTTTGGTGGTTTCTTATTAATATCACTAAACTCTAAGACTAATCTGTCATATTGCTTTCTAAACTTATCAGCACTTAAAATATTTTTATACCAAAATGAATGTCCTTGACAAAATGATATAAGTCTTTTAACCTCTTCTAGTTCTCTTCTATCTATCCTAAGAATATAATCAAATGTTTTTGCCCAGTTTTGTAAGTTAGGCTCTTTAGTATTTGGATTATTTTTTAAAATATATTTATACAGATATTCAGCTAGTCGGTATTCGTTAGAATCGGACATATATATATTCTTCTTTTCATTCTTTACATTCTTATCATTCTTGTTAGGTGCCACCTCTTTGCCATTACTTTGTCGCTTCTTTGCCACCTCTTTGCCATTAACTTTGCCATTTTGAATTTCTTCCCCTTGATAAAATGCCCAATTTACTATGGTTATAAGCCTTCCCGTCTTTGTCGATTGATTTGTCAAAAACCCATACTTTTCAAATTTAGTTAATGCAGTTCTTATATTCTTTACTGATATACCCTTCCCACATTCTTTAGCTATATTATCTAAAGAAGTTATAAATTGTCCTGGAACTACACTAAATTTTTTTCCTTGCCATTCCCATTCATTTTCTTTATGGTTGGCCATCAGTAATAAAGTTATAAGTATTTTACATTGTTCTGGTGTAGAATTTTTCCATATTGTTTTGTCTAATAATTGCCTATAAAGTTTTATCCATCCTTGCATATCACCACCTACTTACCTTCGTCATTAATGACGAACAGGAAATTTTCGACCACAATTGGGTGAAATAAAAAACCCATTTTCCTTCAACATAATGTTGAACCCCCTTTTGCAAAAAGCTTATTAATTCTCTTTCTTCTAGCACACAAATTCTGATAGATCCTGGTCCAAATTTTCTTTTAAGAACCTTTCTATTTCAAAGTAAGGAACTTTATATCTACCTAACTTTAAAGCATGTAATTTGCCCTCTCTAATCAATTTATACACTGTATTAGTGTTGCTCTTTAATATCTTTGATGTTTCACCTACTGTAAATACCATATCTTTTAATATATTTGCCATATTAGTACCTCCACTTTTTATTCATAAATAAATAATTCTCTTACTGGAACTTCCAAAGCCATTGCAATTTTACCAATTGTATCTGGCCTCCCCTTAACTTTACTCCTTAAAATTCTTGATATAGTTGCTTTTGATGTTTTTGACTTTTTAGCAAGTTTTGTTATAGATAACCCTTTCTCTATTCTCAACCAATTTAACTTTTCTATATTTATTTTCATTTTTACGCCCCCTTTTGTACCAAAATGGTACTTTTATTATATAGTACCATTTTGGTACATGTCAATACATTTTATAAATTTTTGTTCCGTTTTGGTACTTTTTATGTTAATATATTTTTGAGGTGAACTAATTATGAAATCTATTTTCTCTGAAAGATTAAAAAAAGAAAGAATAAAAAAAGGTTTAACACAACAACAATTAGCAGACTTAGTAAACAGTCAATTATCAGATTGTTTGGAAAACACTAAGTTAGTTAATGAAAAAATTAAAAGTGTATCAGAATTCAAAGTTTCAAGAGTTTCTATTAGTAGATATGAAACTGGAAGTCGAGAACCTGAAATTGATATTTTATATGCACTTGCTGACGCTTTAGAAGTTCAGATTGATTATTTACTAGGTAGAAGTGAACATAAACGATTTGACAGTCAAATTATGCAGGATGATATTTCATGGCTTATTGAAAAAACTGATAATACAAATAATAACTCTTCTAAATTAATAAGAAATATTATTGATACTACCTTTCTAACTATACACAGCTATGTTGATGATAAAAACATTGAAGCATTACAAATTATTCATGATTTATATAAAAATATATGGGATATAAAAATAACTTCCAAAAATAATAGAATGTACAATATATTATTAGAAGAAAACTTTCACGAAGACACATCTTATTTTGAAGAATTAAAAGAAAAGAATAATATACTTCTAAACAAGTTATATGAAAGTATATTAAGAGATAAAAAACAAAAATAATGATCATAACTAATTTCTTCACAAAAAAACTAAAAATGTAATCACATTATTGGTATCTTAATCTAAATGGTTATAATTATTTACCTTATTAATAACATTAACATAAAAGCAACTGAATTTTATCTAATATAATTACTATAAAAATTAAAATAATATCTGATTATATTATTAATGAAGTGAAACTATAAGAAAGGTGGTCTTAATATGGCTGGTGGAGTTTATAAAAGAGGTAGCTCCTGGTACTATTATTTCAATGTTTGTAAAGAAGAAGGCAAATATAAGAAGGTATGTAGAAAGGGTGGTGCAACTAAGAAAGAAGCTGAAACCTCATTAAGAAAAGCATTAAATGAATATGAGAACACAGGAAGTATAAAGAAAGACACTAACATAAGTGTATCTGATTACTTAAAATATTGGATTGAAGAAAATGTAAAAACTAACTTAAAATATAGGACCTATACATGTTATAAAAGGGTAATTGAAAATCATATAATCCCTCAATTTGGTACTTATAAATTAAAAAATTTAAGTGCTTTAGAGCTACAAGAATTTTTGAATAGTAAAAAGAAAAATGGATATACAAAAAATACTTTAGGTAACTTTTATGGTGTATTAAGTGGATCATTAAAGATGGCCGTACATCCATATGGATTCATAAAAGAAAATCCTATGTTATATGTATCAATGCCCAAATTTAATACCAAACAATCTGATGAAAAGATAAGTGTATTAACTATAGATGAAGTTAATCAAATATTAGATAGATTCCCTTTTGGCAGCAGCTTTTATATTAATGTTCAAATAGCTTTTCATACTGGCCTAAGAGCTAGTGAAGTGTGTGCATTAACTTGGGATAATATAGACTTTGAAAATAAAACATTAACTGTTGAAAAGAACCTATTAAAACAAGGTCATGAATGGTGTTTTGATACTCCTAAAACTAAGAGCTCTAATAGGACTATAAGAATTGGTGATACTCTCATTAATATACTAAAGAAACATAATCTATGGCAGAAAGAAAATCAACTAAGATACGGTAAATATTACGCTAAAAACACCTATGATTTTCATGGCAAAACATATATTACTACGGACTTAATCTCTACTAAAGAAAATGGTGAACTTGTTTCAAGTGATTCATTAAAATACTTAAGCCGTGTAGTAAACTATGACTTAGGAATAAAATTCAATTTCCATGCTCTAAGACATACTCATGCCACTATGCTATTAGAAGGTGGTGCTAATATAAAAGATATTCAGAAAAGATTAGGTCATTCTAAATTAGCAACTACTATGGACACATATTCTCATGTAACAGAAAAGATTCAAAATAATACAATAGATATATTTGAAAAATTAGTAGTAAATAATAAATTTGCTACCAACTAA